GATGCTTGCGGAAGAAGTCCCAAAAATTTTGCAAATCGTGCCGTCAGAAGAAGCTGTTTTATGCCAACCGGAAAAGCAGGATATAAAAAATTATATTGCAGCTGGTGTATCTGCGATTATCGTTTTTATGAATGCAGAAACGAAAAAAGATTTAAAGCTTTATGGGAAAATGGATTGCTTCGTTATTTTGGGGATGAATATGCAGAAGCCTTGAATTTCTGGAAAAAATATTATATCAGTGTAATTTGACACCAAGAATGAGAAAAAACGGAAAACTCCGGAAAAAGCCGGAAAATCCTAAAAATGTCAAGAAAGCACCTGTAAATAGCCATTTTCAAGCCGAAAAAATCCGGAATCGCATATTGTTAAAACATTTAACTTGTCAAAAAGAAATCCCCTCTCGGAGTGCTGAAAAGCACTTTTCCAGAGAGGGGATTATTTTTTGAAAAAAGCGTTTAACAACCGTTTAACAGCTTTTAAAAAATGTTTAAAAAGTGTTTAAATGGCTGTACTGCGTGTTTAACGGCTTTTCATTTTTAAACAGTGTATGAAGCAGACAACACAATAAAGCCTTCCGAAAAAGCTGAAAATGATATGGGCATATGGGAAGTAATTTATGCTAATATGGGAAGTAGTTCCTATATCATTTTTATACACTCTGTATACTCTCATTCAGGGTTTTCTGAGAAAAATTCATCTTCATAATCATAGACCATATTCATGAGCCGAATTTTTCCTTTAGTTGGAAGTCGGTTGAACACACGCAGTAACTCTTGTTCATTTTCAGATAATTCATTCATTAAGCCTTCATGCTTAATTCCATTTACTTCTACATTGCTGCTATTGGTAATTGTTGGACTTTGAGTACCGATAGTAATTCCCTTATTTGAAAATTCCTGCTCATTTTCTCCAAGCAATTGGTAGTATGATATGTTCAAAAATTCGCAAATGGGGAGTATGTATTCCGCCGGAATGCTTCTGCCTAATTTAATCCAATTATTGATTGTAGATTTTGCAGCCCCAATAGCCTCGGAAAGTTCTTTTTGCGTATGATTCGTGCTTTTCAAAATATTTTCAAGATTTTGGCTAATATTCATAAATAGATACCTCTTTTTTTGTAATAATCTCTAAATAGGGATTTTTATTATTGACAAATCCTCGAATAGGGATTATAATATAAGTAGCTGATAAATTAGGGCAGAAAAAGCCCTATGATAATCATAGCACAAAGCGAATAAAAAGTAAATAGAATTGAGGTGATTTTTCATGACACTGGGAAACAGAATCAGAAACCGCCGCGAAGAACTGTGCATGACTCAGCCGGAACTGGCGGAAACTGCAAGACTTTCACAGAGCAGTATCTCACAGATTGAAAAGGGCGTGTTCATTCCTCGAGACAGCACACTGATTGTTCTGGCAGTTGCTCTGCGACTTCAGCCGGAAGAACTGCTCGGCATGAAATCCAATCAGATTATCAAAAAGGAGAAGAAAGCATCATGAAACACAGATTTACTTACAAAGAGCCGTCCGGAGCATGGGGTGTTCACGGAGAAGAATTCAGGAATATGAGCGATACCATGTACGGAGCGATGTGCAAACTGCTCGATTATGAAGAAACAGGGCTTTCTCCGGATGATGTGGAACATATTCAGCATCAGCTTAAAGAAGTGCATACCGGCATGAAAATTCAAGATTATGAAATTTTCGGAATCTTCAACGGCTACTGTATCGCATTTAACAGGAAAGCTCCTGACCCTTACGTTGTCTGGACAATTGATGCTGATAAGCATGGTGTTTATAATGGCAGATATTCCGGAACGAAAGCAGAAGCGGTCAAAGAATTTGCCGAACGTGCATTCGGTATCAATCTCGATGAGGTACAGAAATGACATTCAGCATTCATGATAATCACGGCTGGAAGGTTACATTCCACGATGTGACATTTGAACAGGCACATGCTCTGCTGGAAGAACTGAAAGACCGTTTCTGCTGGGACAGATTCAGCAAAGGTGATGCTCTTGATTTCGGCAACCATTCTGATTTCGTTACATGCATAAAAATAAACGAAGATGAAAATACTATTGATTTTGCGTGATATAAGCCGAAACAGCGGATTCGTCCGCTGTCTGCCGGAAATGGTCTACCGGTACTGATGAGGCAGACCGGAAAAGAGGTGAACAACATGAATCAGGCAGACATCATCAGACTGTATCTGGACAACATCAAGAATTCTATGAGAATGCTTTCAGAACTCATCTGTGGTTCTGACAAAGCAGATATGGTTGCCGAACTGACAGTCACAATGCTGGATTCCGAAGAGAAGGCAGAAGATAGCATTGACACATTTGAGCTTGCATTCTATGAGTCGGAACTCGTGAAAGAATGTCGGAGCAGTCTTCTGGAATCCAACAAAGCCGTTATTGTACACTTAGAAAAATTCCAGCTCCAGAGTTATCATTTTGAAGAGTTGATACATTCTCTGAAACTGGAAGACGATACATTAAGCGTAGAAATTCACTTTGCTTAATGTTCTGTAATCAGTGTACCACAAAATCCGACATTTGTCAAGAAAAATTTTGCCGGATTACAAAATCAGGCAGAAAGGAGAACTATGTGGACTATTTAACAGTAAAACAAGTTGCTGAACTGAAAAGTTGCTCTGAAAGATATGTAAAACAGCTTGCCAAAGAAAGAAAATTGGAAAGTATTCAGGAAATCAACAGCAAGGGCAGACCGAAATATCTGATACCTGTTTCCGCACTTCCGGAGAACCTACAAGCCAAATATTATCAGCAGAAGCGTACTGAAGCCGGAATTCTTCCGGAGAAGAAACCAGAAGCAAAGCCGGAAAAGCCAAAGCCTCCGCAGAGGACATTTGAACAGCTCTCTGATGAAGAACGTCAGCAGGTCACGGAATGGACAGAGATTCTCAACGAATGGCAAGCAATGCGTTCACAGTATCCGAAAAGCAAAACTGAATTCGATAAGCTGTATATCGGAAAGTGTCAGCTGGAACACCCGAATCTGAAAGTTTCAGAATCTATTCTCTACCGGAAGTGGGCGGCATACCGTGACGGAAATACAGAGGGACTTCTCGACAAAAGAGGCACATGGAGCAGAGGAACAAGCACGATTCCTGAACCCGTCTGGAATGCGTTTCTGTGCTGGTGGCTCGATGAAAACAAGCCGGCTGTCAGTCTTTGTTACAGAAATACAATCAGCTGGACGGAAGAATTTCATCCGGAACTGGTTTCGGAAATTCCGAATGAAAGAGCATTCCGGCGGAGAATCGACCGTGATGTAGACTATTATCTGAAAACGCTCATGCGTGACGGTGAAAAGGCATTTACAGACAGATGTGCCCCGTACATCATGCGGATGTATGATGAACTTGAAGCAAATGACTGCTGGATTGCTGATACGCACACACTGGATATTATCTCGAAAGACGGCACAACGAAACACAGACTGTATCTGACGGCTTTTCTTGATGCGAAATCTGGTATTCTGACCGGCTGGAACATTGCGGAATCAGCAAGTTCTGATTCTGTCCGGCTGGCACTCCGGAACGGCATTCAGAAATATGGGATTCCGAAGTGTATCTATGTCGATAACGGTCGTGAGTATGTGAATCATCAGCTCGGCGGCAGAGGACACAGAACCAAAAAGAATGAATCGCCTGCATCTGAACCGCCGCCGATTTTCAAGCGGCTTGGCATCGAAATGAGAAACGCTATTGTCCGGAACGCAAGGGCAAAGCCGATTGAAAGAACTTTCAGAATCGTGAAAGAACAGTTTTCTAAGCTATGGACAGGCTTCTGCGGCGGAACGATTCTCGAACGAAAAGAAAGTCTGAAACAAATTATCAAAAACGGCGGACTTCCTTGTGATTATGAAATCCGTGAACTGCTGGGCACATGGATTGACGGAGAATACAATCAGCAGCCATACGGCGGACGGGAACGCTGTTTCAGGGGCATGAGCCGAATGGAGGTCTGGAGCAATACCCTGACCGAAATCAGAAAGCCTGTCTCCGAAGAAGACTTGAATCTGCTTCTGATGAAAACTACCAGAAAGCAGAAAATCAAAAGAAACGGTGTTTCTGTTACGATTTCCGGAGAAGAATTCTGGTTCTATGACAAAATTCAGACTCTTGAAAATCTCCGCCGAGAGGTCTATGTCAGATACGACCCTGCTGATTTCCGGACAGCCCGCATCTATGATGCTGAAACGGACAGATTCCTGTTTGAATGGAAGCTCGCTGATGTGCTCATGGTCAACTATCTTGAAAAGAATCAGGAAACTGTTGCAGATGCAAATGCAAATATCAGAGCCGTTAAAAAATACGCTCATCAGCAGAAGAAACAGCTCCGGAATTCAGGTCAGCCTGCTCTGCTGGATATGCAAAAGCTCCGGATGCAGGCAAAGCTTGCTGACGGTCTGGAAACCAAAGCACCGGAAAAAATCACGCTTGTCAAATCCGGTGAGGAACTTCCGCAGAAAAAGGCAGCCGGTGCTGAAAACTTATCTGTACAGATAAATCTTGACCGGATGCGTGAAAATTATCTCAAACTCAAACAACAGAAAGGAAATGAATAATTATGATGAATTATACAAAAGAACAGCTCGAACTGCTTGATAAAGTAGAGCGGTATCAGAACAGTCACGGCTACAGTCAGAACGAAATGGGGAAACTGCTCGGATTTACTTCCGGCTCGATTCTCTCCTCACTTAGAAAAGGAACATACAAGACTCCGGAATCTGCTTTTCAGAAAATCGCTGCTTATTTCGAGGTCAAGGATGCTGCAAACAAGAGATGTGCAGAAGTACATTATGCACCAACCAATATTTCTTCTCATATCTATGGGCTGATTGGTGTGTGTCAGGCGGCAGGAGGGCTGACAATCGCTGTCGGTGATGCCGGAATCGGAAAGACCAAAGCAGCACAGAAGTTTCATGAAGACAATCCGACAAACAGCTATTATCTCACAATAAACCCTTGTTTTACAAGCGTGAAAAGCCTGTTAAAAGCAATTGCTTCCGAAATCGGTGCAACTGTAGAGCGTTCTGTAGATGACCTCTGGCTTTCTATTGTGAAAAAACTTTCTGACGGTACTGTTCTGATTCTGGACGAAGCACAGAATCTCACTATCAAAGAAATTGAAACGCTCCGGAGCTTTTCCGATTACTTTCAGTCCAGAGGTCAGACACTTGGCATCTGCTTCATTGGCAATCCGGAGGCAGTTGTCTACATGAGCCGGAAAGCAGAATTCGCTCAGATTTCAAACCGTGTCAGACTTCGCCGGTTCTATACCAGTGAACAGATTACTGTCGAAGATATGAAAATGCTGTTTCCGGTTCTGGCAGAACAGCACATGCAGAAAGAACTTGAATTTCTGCATAAAATTGCACAGTCTCCGCAGGCTCTCCGTGGTGCAATCAGTGTTTTTATGAATGCTTATGCCAGCGAAAATTACACGCTTGATGGTCTGAAAGTCGCTGCTGCTTATGCTGAAATTGAGGTGTGACTATGGAACTGAAAAAACTTCTGAAAACTTTTGACCCTGATACCAAAACAGATATGAAACAAAAAGTAAAAATTGTCAGCAAGAAGAAAGCTGATTCAACCATGAAATTACAGACAATGATAAGAATCGGCTGCTCTCAGAAAATTACACGGAATGGTGTACATCTTAATTTACACGGCAAGAAAATATGGTTCAGAGATAACATGATGCTGTGCCATATCGGACAGGAAGTATATCTTCGCTATAATCTGGTGAATCTGGAAAATGTGGAAGTATACGACAAAAAGACAGATACACTTCTGGGAATTTATCGGAAAGCATAATAACAGTTGTGTACAGAAGGGCTTTCCTGCCCTTCTGCCTTAATGCAGCCAAAGGCGGTGACAAGCCCGTGAAAATGCAGAGTCAGGAAAAATTTTTAAGAAAGGGGTTTTCATTTTATGAAAACATCAAGAAAGCTGTCACAGAACGGCGGCCCCGCCCTTCTGCCCTAATGCAGCCGGAGACGGTGACAAGCCCGTGAAAATGCAGAGTCAGGGAATTTTTTTCAGAAAAGAGGTGAACAGCCTGTGAAATTTATCAAAGTTGTCAATAACTGTGAACCGGATCCGGAGTCTCCCGGTCAGTTCACAGAATCCGGTTTTGTACAGGAAGAGCTGATCCCGGTCAGATGCCTTGTCAAGATTTACCGGTATCTGCCGGAAAGCACAAATGTGATCGTCTATGTCTGGGACTGCCCGGTCACCAGGCGCAGACGCGAATTCCGTGAAAAGTTTCATTCCGGTTTCCTGCTCCGCGAATCCATGCGCCGGATGGAACGGCATCTGACCGGCATGAACAAAAATTAAAAATCAGAAAGGATACTTATTATGAACAAGAATCTGAACGAAATCATTGACCGCATCGCCGCCATCAAAACAGAACAGAACGCTCTCACGGCTGAATATGAAGCCCTGATTGCCGGAATCGAAGCCGATGCCGCACAGAAACTCGCCGATACGAAAAACAAGTCCGTCCGCTATGCCAGTGACAGCGGCAGCAGCCTGCTTTTTACCCGGACTGAAACAATCAGTATCACGGACGGCTCCTTGCTGGAGGAAATCTTCGGCAAACCCGGAACTATGTACCGCACGGAACTGAAATACTCCCTCGGTACGCCGGCCAAAGAAATCATCCGTGCCGTCATCGGCGGCGAATACTGCGAAGGCAGCATCTCCGAAATTGTCCGCTCCCTGCCCTGCGATGACGGAATCAAAAAAATCCTCGCCGGAAAACTTACAGGCACGGATTTTGAAAAGGACAAGTCCGTGCTGATGCACACCGCCGGACTTTCTGAAACTGATGCTACCGATGCTGCATGGCTGATCAGCGAAGCCGCTGCATGGGAAAATCTCTGCCGGTTCGCCGGCAGTCAGGAATGCACTCCCGCGTTCGTGGAAGCACTCCGGGAAAAACTGAACCATGCCGTCAAGCTCCGCTCCGGCACAAGAGTCAGCATCCTGACTCCCGGAAGCCATGCCGGAGTGTAACAGGGACTGCTTCCGCTGCCCCTTCCGGGACTGCATCATGCGCGGCGATCTCCCGATGACCGAATTTGAAATCCGCTGTTCGGAAATCGCCCACCCCAATGAAGCCCCGGAAGTCCTCCGGCAGAGACGGAACAGAAAATCCCTCGACCGCTATTATCAGAAAAAGAATCAGAAACAAAAGGAGTGATTTTTCCATGATCGCAGAAATCCTTTTCACGGTATTCGTGATTTCCGTCCCGTTCTGGTGCGGACGGGAAAAGCCGTCGGAACCCGAACGTCTCCCGGCAGCAGAACCGACCAGAAAAACACAGCCGGATTTTGATTCCATAGAAGAAAAAATCGACGCTCTGGTACAGGTCAGAAAACAGCTTGAAAATGCCGAAGACGGCGTGAATTCCGTCCTGAAATGCGATGCCGCCCACCAGTCAGAATTCCAGCTGAAATATACTTCCGCCAAAACCGGAAAGAATACAGTCTACCGTTTCTGGCTCGACGGCGAAAATCAGGAAACTGATATGCTGCTCCGGCTGATGGAATCCGAACAGAGCCGCCTGCGTGCCGTCCTTCTGGAATCAATCGCGGATCTGCGGGAACAGGAGGACGGCTGATGCCAAGAAATATGAAAAACAGCATCCTCGTCAGATGCAGCCGCTGCGGCATCACGGAGCGGCATACCAGACCGGAATGTTTTACAAAATGCGGCTGGACAGCGCGGAACGGGATTCCGCTCTGTCCGGAATGTGCATACGAAGAATTCAAGGCTTATTTTGATTTTCTGAAACGCTGCGAGGCGGAACGGATTGCGGCTCTCCGGACAGAAAGAAAGTGAGCTGGCATGTACAGAGATTTTTATGATACCGCTGCCGCTTACGGCAAATGTCGTGACAGTGCCGTGATTCAGGCAGTCAGTTTCGGGAATCTTGAACCAATGCGGGAACTGTTCCGGAAAAACAGACTTTTTGTTCCGGAAGATAAGATTCTGCTGGAAACTGCGCATCAGCTCTGCTATTACAGTTCATCAATCTCAGAATCGCTCCGAAAAAAATCAGAAAAATGGATTCTTGAACAAGGAACAAACCGCAAATAAAGCTGGAGGTGATAAAGCGAAGAAAACAATTGAAACATGGACAGAATGGTGGAATCTCGGCGGTGAGCACACAACTCTTGTTCTTATTATCAAGAAAAAGAAAGGCAAACTGACCCGTGAAGAAGTCAAAGAAGCCTGCATGGAGTATGAATGGGCTTACTGGCTGGAACTGATTGACGGACGGGGCGAATTTGACGGCGAAGAAGCCTTCGATATGTTCTCCAATCCGGAAACTGCCGGAGACTATGCTTACTGCATGTATATGGATTCTGCTCAATTTGGATTACAATGATTTAACTGAAAGAAAGTGATACGAAATGAAAGAACATACAAGAAGGCTTTACGCTGCTGCATCAGTTCTGGGGTTAGTAGAACACGGCAGTCTGGACGATAATTTTCACATTCTTGTGCATCGGATTACGGGGAAATATCATGTCAGCCACCTGACAGAGACAGAAGCCGGAAAGGTAGAAGCCGAACTGAATAGAATGCTTGCCAGTCAGGGACTTTACAAGCAGAAACCTCATGAAGAAGTTCCCGGCATGATGACAAACAGACAGAAATGGCTTGCACGTCAGCTGGCTTCCGAACTCGCAGAACTGGACGGCAACAAAAATGCCGACATCAATCAGCGGCTTGCCGGAGCAGTCCGGAAAACGCTCGGCATCACTGCTCCGCCGAACGAACCTCTGAAATGGGTGCGGAAATCAGACGGCATCAAATTGATTGAAGCTTTGAAACGTTATGTTGCCAGTGCCAAAAAGAAAAAGAATCAGAAATAGAAAAAATCCCTTGCCAAATCTCTGAAAGTACGGTATAATGAAAGAAATGATTCGTTATGCCGTGCTTTTATTTTTATCAGAAAGGATGATGACCGTGAACCCGGAACTGCTTACGCTGGATCTGCTTGATGATGATCAGAAAGAACTTGCCGACATCATCGGCTGGGATGCCTATCTCCGACTGCTTGCCAATTATGCAGGATGTACTATTTACATCAAGAAGCCGGAAAGAATTGTAAAGCAAAACCGTGATGAAGAAATTTTCAGAAAATTCAAAGACGGAAATTACAGGGAACTGGCAAAGGAATTCCATCTTTCAGAATCTGCGGTCAGAAAAATTCTCAGAAATTATCTTCAAAAATGATTTTACCATTTTATGGAAAAGTTTCTGGAAAATTCCAATTGTTTTTCCAAAATTTGTATGGTATCATGAAAGTGAAAACTTTTATGATACCGTTTTTTTATTCTACATCCCGGAAGTGAGGACATGCAGCAGGATTTGATTTTCTACATCATTACAACCGTTTTTTCCATGATTCTGGGCATCATCGGATTTTTCCTCAAAAGAACCATGGACAGACTCGACCGGAGCGAAACCAACGTTCAGGAACTCAAAGAAGTACAATATGCGCTCTCCGACAAGTACGCCACCAAGGCAGAAGTCGCCGAAATCAAGGCCGCTATGCAGAAACTCTCCGACAATGTGGACTATATCAAGGAACATACTACCAAGAACGAGGATTTCATCCGGGTCATGACAAGGCTCGAATCGAAAATAGACAGCTATTACCAGAAAAATCAGGGGTGAATCTTTTGGAAAACAAGGAATTAAATGACAGAATCAGACAGAAGAAATTCTTCCGGAATAACGGAATTGTTCTGAAAGGGATTAACCTGCTCCGGACACAGTTCGTCAGTCTGCCGGATCTGAAATATGCACTCGAACCAAATCTGACTGAACCGGAATTTCTGGATTCTGTCAATTATCTGACCGAAGGCGGCTATATCCGCACACGCCATATCCGGTCGAAACAGGAAATTGCTCTTGCTGATGCCGCTCCCGATGAACTCGAAGCCAAAGTCACACAGAAAGGCATCCAGATTATCGCCTGCATCCTGAAAGATGACTGCATCGAGGTCTGAGAGGTGCCGCCATGGGAAACAGAAAACATTCCAGAATCGACAGGTTTGAACCAGAACTGAAAGAAACCGTCGACGAAATGATCAAGTCCGGCGCGACTTACTGCGAAATCGCGGACTATATCAGGAGTCACGGCATCAGCATTTCTCTTTCCGCCGTCGGCAGCTACGCCAAAAATCTGATGACGACCGTCAGCGATCTGCGCATGACGCAGGAAACGTTCCGGGCAATCACCGAAGAAACCGAACGCTATCCCGATCTGGATACAACCGAAGGCATCCTCCGCATTGCCGCCGCGCGGCTCCTCAACGCTGTCGAACGGATGCCGGAAAGCGAAATCGGCAGCCGGGATATGGATATGCTCATCCGGCATTCCTCCGCGCTCGCCCGCGCCGTCGCTGCCAAGAAACGCGCCGATGTCCAGAATAAGGAAACTATTGAAATCGGAAAGGAACAGTTCCTGACTGCGCTGTTCGACCTTATGGCCGAAAAAAGGCCGGATCTGTACAGAGAATTCCGGAAGTTCATCAGAGAAAATCAGGAGAATCTGTCATGAAAATCTATGTGATACAGGTGCGC